TCAAGTGCCGATTTACCTTTAAGCCACATTGGCTGTACTACGAAAAAACAGGGAAAGCTCATAGTTAGGGGTCCTCGGATGCCCCGTTAACCACTTGACAAGATATTTACCGATAAATATATCCATGTATAACTTTATAAAACAACTACAAGAAGGTAGAGCGATTAAAAAATTAGAGCAGGTGGCCTTGCCCTATGCTCGCGACGGCCTGGGTCGTAGTCTAAGTAAAAAAGCAATAGATTATCATTATGGTAAGTTATACAAAGCCTACGTAGATAGGTTCAATGCTGGAGAAGGTGATCCAGACTTTAATGAAGCTGGTGCTTTTTTACATAGCATTTGGTTTCCTCAAATGCAACCACCAAAAGGATCAAACCAACCTACTGGTAAATCTCTAGAATTTATCAATCAACATTTTAAAAGTTTTGATAAGTTTAAAGAAAAGTTTGAAAAGACCGCTATGGGCATACAAGGCAGCGGTTGGGCCTATCTTGCTAAGAATGGTGAGATTAAAACTATTGTCAATCACCAAATTAAAAATGATATTATACTGCTGATAGATTGGTGGGAGCATGCCTTTTCGATTGACTATCAAGCAGATAAAAAAGGTTACTTAAATAATCAATGGAAAATTATCAATTGGAATATTATAGACGCCCGTTTATAAAATAAACATTGACACTTCTCCTTGCATAGTATATAATTACTAACAAGGAGATTTTTTATGGGTAAAGCATTTGGAGCACCAGAGCAGGCAAAAATCAAACAGATCGTATCCGAAGGTATGACTGTTATGCAGGAAATTCAGGACCTTACAGAAGGATTGAATGAAACAATTAAAGCAGTAGCAGAAGAACTAGAAGTAAAGCCGTCTGTTATTCGCAAGGCAATTCGTATTGCACAAAAGGATCAGTGGGATCAAGTATTCCGTGAATTTGACGATTTGGAAACTATTGTCGATATTGCAGGACATGCCAACCGACGTGAAGATTAATGATTGAAATATTCAAACCAACAATAGAATGGATAAAAGATGACTTTAAGTCTAACAGAGTTCGTTTTCTTATTGAGCTTCTTGCATGGGCTATTAGTGTTGGATGTAGTATTACTATGGCGATTACGGTCCCCAATCCTCCGCTTCTTACTCTTTATCCTATTTGGATTGCTGGTTGTGCTATGTACGGTTGGGCTAGCTGGACTAGGAAATCTTTTGGTATGTTGGCTAACTATCTATTGCTAACCACTATAGATAGTATTGGCCTAATTAGAATGATAATTAATTAAGTAAAAGGTATGATCAGCCACAAATGATCACAAGAAGGTCAGTGAGCCATAAATCACGAGGAGGAAAATTATGAGCTATGTCGATGCCATGTGGGATCGCGATAAGGACATTGTACATGTCGTTGAGCGAGATCCAAAGAAGGGCAGAATCTTTCAGGAGTTCCCTGCAAGATACACATTTTATTACCCAGATCAACGGGGCAAATATAAATCAATCTATGGTGAAAACCTAAACAAAGTTGTCACAAGAAGTTTTAAAGACTTCCAGAAAGAACAACGAATCCACAGCAACCACAAGTTATATGAATCTGATATTAACACAGTATTCAAGACGCTCGAGGAAAACTATCTCAATCACGAACCGCCAAAACTAAATGTAGCGTTTTTTGACATTGAGGTGGACTTCGATCCAGAACGTGGCTATAGCACTCCAGAAGATGCTTTTATGCCAATTACCAGTATCGCAGTTCACCTACAATGGTTAGACACGTTAGTTTGCTTTGCTGTTCCGCCAAAGACTCTAACAATGGAGAAGGCACAGGAACAGATTAAGGATTTTCCTAATACAATACTGTTTGAAACAGAAGCAGAGATGTTGGATGCATTCTTAGACATTATCCAAGATGCAGATATCCTAAGTGGCTGGAATAGTGAAGGTTATGATATTCCATACACAGTTAATCGTGTTACTAAAGCACTAAGTAAAGAAGACACTCGAAGATTTTGTCTATGGGGTCAATTTCCTAAGAAGAGGGAGTACGAAAAGTATGGAAAAGCGGCTGTTACTTATGACCTGGTTGGTCGCGTTCATCTGGACAGTCTCGAGCTGTACCGCAAATATACCTATGAAGAACGCCATACTTACAGGTTGGATGCCATTGGAGAAATGGAGGTAGGGGAGACTAAGACACAGTACGAAGGTACCTTAGATCAACTTTACAACAATGACTTTCGCAAGTTTATTGAATACAACAGGCAGGATACTGCGTTGTTGGACAAGCTAGATAAGAAGCTCAAGTTCTTAGACCTAGCCAACACACTGGCACACGAATGTACTGTATTACTACAGACCACAATGGGTGCTGTTGCTGTTACTGAACAGGCCATTGTAAATGAAGCCCACCATCGCGGATTGATTGTTCCCAATCGTGCCAAGCGGGACGAGGAAGCAAATAATCAAGCCGCAGGTGCTTATGTTGCATATCCAAAGAAAGGTCTCCATGACTGGATCGGATCTATTGACATTAACTCACTATATCCAAGTGCAATTCGTGCCCTAAACATGGGACCAGAGACTATCGTAGGGCAACTACGTCAAGACAGAACTGACCAATACATCCAAGAGCAGATGCTAGTACATAAGAAGTCTTTTGCGGCAGCGTGGGAAGGCGTATTTGGTAGCCTTGAGTACGAAGCAGTTATGCGACAGGACAAAGCCTGGGAAATTATCATTGACTGGGAAAACGGCGAAAATGATGTTATGAGTGCAGCCGAATGTTATAGACTAATATTTGAAAGCAATCAACCATGGATGCTCAGTGCAAATGGCACAATCTTTACCTACGAACATGAAGGTATTATCCCTGGCTTGTTAAAACGTTGGTATGCTGAACGTAAGGACATGCAAAAGAAACTAAAGGTATGTATCGATGCTGGCAATAAGATTGAAGAAGAGTACTGGGACAAGCGACAATTAGTTAAGAAGATTAACTTGAACAGTTTGTATGGTGCTATTCTTAATGCCGGTTGCAGGTTCTTTGATAAGCGTATTGGACAAAGTACTACATTAGTCGGTAGGCAGATTGCCAAACACATGGCAGGCAAAGTAAATGAAATGATCACTGGCGAGTTTGATCACGTTGGTAAAAGTATTATCTACGGTGATACTGACTCATGTTATTTCTCTGCATACAATACACTAAAGACTGATATCCAAAAGAAATTGATTCCTTGGGATAAAGATGTTGTGGTGCAGTTGTATGATACCATTGCAGACAATGTCAATGCAACATTCCCAGACTTTATGTTAGACGCTTTTCACTGCCCTAAGAGCAGAGGTGAAGTTATTAAAGGTGGTCGTGAAATTGTTGCTAGTAAAGGCCTGTTTATTACTAAGAAACGTTATGCTGTATTGTATTACGACAAGGATGGTAAGAGACAAGACGTAGATGGCAAGCCAGGTAAAATCAAAGCTATGGGTTTGGATTTGAAGCGTAGTGATACTCCAGAATTTATGCAAAACTTTTTGAGTAAAGTTCTTGATAAGGTGCTTAATGGTGCTGAAGAAGAAGAAATTCTAGAAATGATTACAGAGTTTAGAACAGAGTTCAAAGCCCGACCAGGTTGGGAGAAAGGCAGTCCGAAACGTGCCAACAACATTGCTGAGTATCAAAAGAAAGAAGAAAAACAAGGCAAGGCCAATATGCCCGGGCACGTTCGTGCTAGTATTAATTGGAACACGCTGAAGCGTATGAATGGTGACAAATACTCAATGGGCATTGTTGATGGTATGAAGGTCATTGTCTGTAAAGTCAAAGACAATCCATTAGGATACACAAGTATTGCATATCCAGTAGATGAGATGCGATTGCCTAAATGGTTCCAAGATCTGCCATTTGATCACAGTGAAATGGAAACTACAATTATCAATAATAAACTTGATAACTTAATTGGTGTGTTGGAATGGGACTTAGAATCCACAACACAAAATAACACGTTCGGCAGTTTGTTCAGCTTTGACTAAAATATTTCTTGACAAACTACCTAAATCTAAATAAACTATACAAAAGGATATTAACATGAAAGACATCTTACAAGACATCGTGAGTCATACTCACAACCTAGGCTTCCTGAACATTGTAAAAATTACAGGTGACGATACATCTACAAAAATTGACTCAATGGCAGACGACAGAACTGTTGTTATGTTCGGAGAGGCAACTAATCCACAGCCAGAGATGGTTGGCGTATTTGGTATGCCACAACTTAACAAATTGAAATACAATTTGGAATGTCCAGAATACAAAGAGGACGCTAAGATTGAGCTTATGACTGCCGATCGTAATGGTGAAACTATTCCAATTGGTCTTCACTTTGAAAATGCCGCGGGCGACTTCAAGAATGATTACCGTTTTATGAATAGTGAAATCATCAACGAAAAACTTAAGACTACTAAGTTCCGTGGTGTTAAGTGGGACGTTGAAGTTAGCCCTACACAAAGTAGCGTACAGCGTTTTAGTTTCCAAGCGGCAGCTAACAGCGAACACGCAACCTTCCTTGCTAAGACAGACGGCGACAAGTTGAAATTTACATTTGGTGATGCTAGTAGCCACGGTGGTGAGTTTATCTTTGCTACAGGTGTCACAGGCAATTTGAACAAAGGTTGGTCATGGCCAGTTGCTCCTATATTGAGCATTTTGAAAATTGCAGATGTTAATAACACAACAATGAGTCTGTCTAATGAAGGTGCATTGCAGATTACATTAGACAGTGGCATTGCTACTTACAAGTATATCATTCCTGCACAAACATGATAAAAGGCATAAGTCAGGGCGGGCGTTATATTACTGTAACTGGTGGTAATCCCACTAACCCTTATATTTCGCCCGGCAGTCAATCAGCAGGCATGATGCGTTATAATACAAATATGAAT